ACCCGCCCATTAATCTAGTGGCAGGTAGTTACTGTGTAGTCATTAGTGCTACTAGCCCGGGCTCTATGCACATCAATACAAACGCACAGCCTGCTATATCACGAAACCAAGAGGGACCCGGCATACCGGGCATACCGGGCATACCCGGCATACCCAACTACCTCCTGACACGCAGTGGTAGTAACTGGCAGTCACAGATCAATAGTAATCTAACATACCAGCTAATAGGAGGGAATCTAGGTTCGACAGGCTATATAGACTTCACCTATAGCCCAGCGCCTGAGGCCAATACTCAGGTAGACCTAACACAGCTCAATAGCCTCTGGAGTTATAACCTAGGTCAGGGGGGCTCATTCTCTACCTTCTATAGGGAAGGGCAGGAGCTAGTGCCCTTACCCGAGCGAGCTACGGAGCTGCCAGATAATCTAGAGATGAGGCTAGTGCTCTTCACTACAGGTACGACACCCATAGTCTACCTCAACAGGAGTATGCTGATTATAGGGCGGGCTCGTTCTAAAGCTACCTGGATCAGCATAGATTATACTACACGTGAGTACACTAACGTCAAGGTTATATACCGCGCCTTCTTACCGCAGGGTAGTCGTGTAGTAGCCAGTGCCAGTTCCAATGGGGGCCAGACGTGGACTGAAATGCCTACTCCTACCACTACGCTGGTAGATGGTAATATACCCCTCATCGAGAATGAGACTACATTGTCCGGCCTCACTCCCACTGTATTAGTGCGTCAGGGTGATAATGATGTACCATTGGTCAGAAATCGCATACGCATTAGATTACAAATAATTGTAAGCGGCACCATAACTAGATTACCCTATGTCTCGAGCCTGCAGTGTCTGACATATTAGAGAGTATAGTAGAGCGTATACCAGTTAATCACGCTGTGCCCCTCATCGCAGGGGCACTATATCGTCGTACTGTATCACAGCTGGCAGCGCGGGGCTACGATAATAGACTGGCCCTATTATTACAGGGCCTCCCTATAGCTGACTTCACAGATGAGGAGCTCGATTACCTAACAACGCTACCACTAGGCCTCCTAACGGCAGGTATGACTAATACGTATAGAGAGCTGTATTACCGCGGGCAGTATATTCATATACCCTCTTATCTATCTGACCACACCATAGCCCAATTCCTAGTAATAGTGGAGAGCCTGCGTGAGTAATACCAATACTACCCCACGAGTACCGGCCGCCGCACCTAACACAACAGTTGGCACTAAGCTGGGGTTGAATGATATAGTAACAGGTAGGGAGTATCCCGTTAACTTCTATCTTAGTCCTCCTACCTACGATAGCGATATAGATCTTATTGTAGAACTACTAGATAATGACCAATTAAATAATGAAGCCAGAACAGAAGCTATAAAGTACCTCAGAGAAGTTTCTACATTGCCTCTTACTGAAGACTTCACCGAGGCAGGAAGAGATAAGGCCAGTGAGTATATAGCAGAACTCGCCACTCCGGGTAGTATAGGTATACCTACAGGTAATGAAGTAGATCCTTCTAAGGGAGATTCCAGCAAATTAACAACTAAGCAGGAGCCGACTATAACGTATCCACCTGCGGCGGACTGGGGTATGAGGGTTACACAAGTAGATACTAATAAGAGTTATTTCTTCAGTCTATTGCCGGCTATGGACTCAGTCATACCTATGACAGCGAGTAAGGATGTACCCAACGCACTGCCAGGTTTACACATACGAGTTAAGGCTAATATCGCTAAGTTGCGGGTACCAGGCAGCACACCTATCTACCAGCACATGGGGATAGATAGTGTGATGATAACTGTAGTAGGGATGTTCACTGGAGTGGATGGCGATAAACCGAGCCCGGCTACCTATCTATCTCATGCTACTGGTAAGGATAAGGTAGGGACTCTTATGGCTAAGCTAGACACTTATGGCGCTATGCAGAGTTTCTACGAGCACGCATACCTAAGCGGAGCTGATCTAGACGTAGAGATTAACATGGCGCGCTACCAGGCCTTCGACGTAAAGGAGGGGGTGATACGCTCAGCTAAGACAGGTAATCCCCGCTTCCGCGGACACCTATCACTACTCGAGGTAGCACATGCGCGTAGCGATAGAACATACTATACGCTACAATTCGAGACGCGCTCTCTAACGGAGGATAAGTGTGAGATAACTAAGATAGAACATATACCCGCTAGTCTCAAGGAGGCTATAAGCCGGACTACAGTAGAAGAACAGGCCAATGCGGTGGATAGCGCCCTGGCTATAATTGAGGATATTGAGATGGCTAAGGAGGGAATTGATGGCAAAACGCTCTCTCAATGGGAGAGCGGGGATCCTGACCCCACCGGTCAGCGCCTTAGCGTACATGAGGTATGTGATAAGGATGGGACGTGCAGATATTACGTCGTCTCTATAGGACAAGTATTTGAAGTAACTGGTACAGAAGCAATAGAAAAACTTAAGGATGAAAAAATACAGTAAACTTATACATACTGAAGCGAGTATTGAAGCTACGGTGCAGGCCGTTACTGTAGCCTCGGGCTCCATACCTACGACTATTGCCATTGTAGGAGGAGTAGTAACAGCAGCATCCATTGCAGGGTCTGCTGCAGGTGATCTCATTAATACAGTTGCTAGTGGAGATAATAGGCAATACACACCTGTTGAGGCAGCTAAAGACGCAGTAACTATACTGGCTCCTACTAAAATAGAAACTGCAGCGCTTGGCAAGGTAGTTGGTGTTGGTACTAAGGTTGCATCTGTTCCAGCAAGACTCGCGGGTAAGGTTGTATTAAAGGCTGGTATATTAAATACTGGGCCAGGTGCTAAGATAACTGGTAGCTTGGCTCGGTCTACTCAAGGCGTTCGTAGCGCCATTCTCTCTACTGCTAATAAGGCTAAGAGTAGCGCAGTGAACTTTACAGAGCGCGCCACTCCCGGCATACTACAACCTGCCTTGAATTATCTCAGTAGTAGTAACGTCGCGGCTAGGTTCACTAGATTTATAACTCCTGGGGTCAGTAATGTAGCTAGCGCTTCTCCTAATAATGTTGTTAATAATGCAAACGCCTTAACAAGAAGGGATATTCCTAATATAGATAAGGTAAATCAAGAAAGTGGCGACATAGCCATCCAAATGCGTAATGAGAATGTATCTATAGATGATGCGTCTAGATGGATAGCCGATAATTACCCAAATGTTGATGTTGAAGAAGTACTACGTGCTAGACAAATTATACGTAATAATATTGATTTTCCAGTAGAAGATGATCCTGCTTCGTTAACCACTACTCTGTACAGAGAAGGTTATAGACCACAGGACATGAACCCGGCCGAATTAGTTAATTATATTAAGAATGTTAAGCCTGGCATATCTGACAGCGTTGCGACTAGTTTAAGGTATCATGTACTCAGTGAATATAATGAGAAGTATCCCAGAGCTATAACTGATGAGGGTGTATATAATAACATTATAAAAATTGCTAATACTCTACGCCCAGGCGCCACTGAGACCCAGAAGCTCAAGGCTCTTGAAAATATCTCTGATAAAAAGAGAGCTCTCAGAATACTTAACGAGATACTAGATAAACGATTAATTGGTAATATAAGAGTTACTTCAGTAAAACCTCCTCTTCTAGAGGTACCTCTTCCACTTAATCCTGACGGTACCCCAATTACCTCAAGCCCTACTGTAGCCTCTATTGATGATGAACCTATTATTATTATAGACTATACATTCGATACTATTGATTATATAGTATCGATACCTACGAATACATTAACCGCGCCAGCTGTACCAATAGGATCACCCCACAATACATTACAAACTAATACAGGTGCTGGTAACACACCTGTATCTGCACCGGCCTCTCCAGCTAATAAGGTTATTTCTATTACGGGAGGGGGCGGCATATCAGAAGAAGCAGTTGCTAACCAGCTTACTGCAGAGCTAGAAGACTACCCGATAACGGATTCAGTACTTAGAGAGACAGTAAGGGTCAATCTAGAGAATAAACAGGCAATAGTTGAAGATAGTCAGATAGAAAGCATATTAAATCTAGTCAAGCAAAAGATTAATCCCAGGTCTCCAATAGTACCTAGAGTAGCTAATACAGGTGATATACGGGATATAGTAGAGCAACTACCTGATGAGCTGGGTACGCCGACTAATCAAGTGGTAGGGCAGGCCCCAAATGCTACAACTGGCCAGGCTACTATTAACCATTCTACTCCGTCTATACAAATAGAACAAATAGCAAAGAATCAGGCACAAGCAATATTAAATGCTGATCCCGTCATAAATCCTGATACGCTATCTAATAATCAGATACTTGCTCTTGTTGACGTAGCCTTTGCGGTAGATTTTAACAGAGATCCATTTGCTACTTCTATACGTAATTATATAAAAGTTCTGAAATAAGGGAGGGTCTAATGAGATTACTGATATACATAGGTCAGTCTGTAACTATGAGATATCTAGTAGGTAAGGTAGAGTCTCAGGTGACGGGTACTCTATCTATCACTGATAAGATAGTGACAGTGGGGCCCGCCCGTTCTAACCTACGAGATGTACTGACTATAATACAAGGCAATAATACTATCTACACTAGGCCAGATGGCACGCCGACCTATAACGCCCCAGTGGCGCAGACACTAACACGTCCATTTAACTGGGCTGCTGACGCAGAGGCGGCTGTGATAGAGTACCTAGAAAAGGGTATAGCGCCAGAGGTACAGCTCATACGCCGTACTGCGCTAGTCACATACATAGATAGCATCATAGTAGAGGCAGTCAGATTAATTGATAATGACCTCATATTAGAGACAGCAGCAGGAGATGTAAGAACTGCAGTCAATACAATACTCCAGATTACTACTGGGGTTCCATCTCGATGGAGTGATAGTATAATAGACCTGGAGGTATGGTTAGAATCTCTGGGCTCAGGTCGTTTCTACATAGATAGAATAGGAGACGCTACAACGATAGAGGCAGATACAGTCTATACTAGTCGGGGCCGTCAGGTAGTAGGTAGACTAGGGGATATAACTGTAACGATGCCAATAGAGACAGTAGAGAGTGTAAGACAAGGAGATAAGACGTGGTTTAATACCCGGCCGCCGCGGGGGCCCATAATTCCTAATCTAGGTCTACTCCGCGCTGCTACTAGGTTTATACGAAACTACACAATAAATGAGACTATAGGCGCAGAGTTATACGAGGCGTATTTAATAGATGATACTCGTATAAACAGCCGTGCTATGTATTTACAGGACGGCTGCATAGTATTAGCAAATGGGCCAGAGAGCTGGTGGGTCAGTGTAAGAGATGTAAGGTTACTGACGGCTACTATGTTCTCTGGTCTATCAGTTAATACGCTTATACCGCTAGGCAGGTATACCCCGCAGGCTCGCACCGTGCCTATACAATCATCGATAGGCGTAATATATAGAGAAGGTGACTATAAACCAATATTCTTCTTATCTATAAGAGAATGGAGTAATATATTCATTCTTGCTACATACGAGAATGATAATTACCTAGTAGCTAAAGAGGAGATTGGCCGAATTGAGTACTATTAAACCATGGCAAGAACTAGTAGCAGAACAGCGGCGGCTCAACCCCGCGCGGCCTTATCAACCACAGGCAGGTCTATTTAAGTATGAGGGGCTAGATGCACTAGTCATAGAGGCAGAGAGTTACACATGGGTAGGAATCCAGTGGCTGGGCGGCGATTTATGGGGCCGTCGCGGCTGGCAGGAGATAGCCGTATTTGTAAGAATAGATGGCCAGAGCTGGGCCAATAGGCGATATATCTACTTACCAGTAGATTTAGTAGAGCATCTCCTACCATATATACCAATGGTAGATGATGGTTATACACTACGCTATCCCTCAGCGGATGATCTAATACCTATATTCAGTGGTAGGGTGGTGTTGTTAAATAGTCAGGGTATACACCCCCTATTACCCGGCTGGGTATGGACTGGGCGAGTGATATGGCCTTACTATGAATATCAGCACGTATCAGGTAATATAGCACCGCCTGATACTCTCCAGTGGAGTAGATTAAGACCTACTAATCTACTAGATCCCCTTGGTCCACCAAGCGTAGAGCAGATGACGCGTACACTACCTAATCTAGTAGGTGAGTTACCCACTAGATTAGAGGAACCCTGGATAGGAACGTATACGGGCTGGTCTACTATTAATTATGGTGAGGAGACGACGCTATATCAATATAGAGCCCAGACTCAGGAATTATTCCTACTAGATAGCCCCCCATTATTAGATAGTATTTTATACAAACAGCAGTGGTTAGATGATAGGGTGCGCCTCAGTCATAGTATTGTACAGGGCGTAGTTATACAGCAGACAGTAACAGCAACATTGAGATTATGGTAACTAAGCTAGATCTAGTTAAGGATAGAGCTATTATACGAGGGGCCCTCTGGGATCTACTGACTATACTACGTCAGGGAGACCTAACGGCAATGCAGTGCCGGGGCCAGATACGAGATGGAGAGGATGGTGAGTTATTTGCTAACTTTGAGTTTGAGCCTCTAACTACAGTAGATATAGATGGAGTGATCTACACACGTATTAAACCCTATCTAGGTGCCACACGTACTAAGCAGATACCTACTACAGCACCGCGTCAGACATGGTTCTATGATATAGAGTTATATGACCCTCTCGATGATGATATAGTATATAGAATCATCGACGGCGCTGTAGAGAGCCGCCTAAACATAACACTACCTTAACATGTACACAAGAGCACTATTCTCCTTCCTACTATCTCAGATTAATACTAATCTAGTAGTCATTCTAATCAATCGACCCCAATTAGGTATAGGTACTGTATTAACCCCCGCTGAGATAGATGCCCGTCTGAATATCACTATGGCTCAAGCAGCTCTCTGGGAGATTAGTAGTTATAGTAGATTCATTGTTACTACCCCAATCATCACTATCCCAACGCGTACAGCACCCACTGCTAGTCTGGTTAGTACTGCCACATTCACGCCATCAGGGGGGCCAATAGGGCCCTTCACTCATGCATTGGTAGTACGGGGGGCTAACCTAACTGGTGCCAGTCCAGCTAATGGTAATAACCGCGGTAGTAACGTGGGTACTGTAGTGCACATAGAAACCGTAGTTAGCGCACCACTCTCGGTAGCACCACCTGCAGTATACAATTGCACTATCAATTTACTGCTCAACGAGCAGACATGACTCCTATAGCTGCGACTTAGTAGAGAGGCCAGCAGGGTATAGTTCTATGGCCTCTTCGACTGCTAGTGTCATTCATTTCCATATCCTCAATACTAAGCATAGTACTAATTACTACACGAGCTGTGCTATAATCTAAAGTCAACTACATGCGCGGTGCCTGCTATTGACCGCATAGTGAGGGGCATACTACTAAAGCGTCGCTGTCTAAACTCATTATTCATTGTGATTAACCTCGAGTCATTAATTAGAACACGGGCCCCTGCACTATTAGGGGCTCTGCCACTATTAGATTGGTGGATAATACAATTACTCAGTAGTACTGATTACCCTGTCGTAGTTCTCAATAGGGATATACATTCTGTTAGAGTGCCCAGCCCCTACGACATGATAGATAGTAGGGGTAATTTTATCATGCGCTCAGAATTAGATAGCTGGGGTCTAGAACCACTGCAGAGAGCCGTCCTCTCTACTAAGGCGGAGGGCAGTATAAGCGCATACGTACTGCGGTCAGGCAGCTCTAGTACTATTATAATCTACACTGCATTCTCTCGAGACAATAGTCTAGATCAAGAGGTACAATTAGAGGTCCCGCAGAATACAACGGTAGCGACTATCCGCTTCAATTCAACTGTGCCCTGGACACTACGCTATGTAGAATCGCCCCCCCGCTTAGAGGTACCAATACCAGACGAGTACATAGAGCTAGAGATAGACGCGGGCCCCTATATTATGAGTACCATATCATCTATATATCTGAATCCATCACTACCAGTAAACACAATATCGGGCCCTGCAGCAATACACATGATACCCCAAGGTGACGTATTCTATGTTGCTATAGATGAGGATCCTAATTTAGTCAAGGCCATACAACCTGACATATACATAACAGAATACACAGAGACTAAGAATATGTATATGGAGGTGACACTTGGTGCGTAAACGTAAGCTGGATCCAATAGAACTATTCGATGAGTTAGCGTATGAAGGCCTAGCTCAGGTTAAGACTGGCCACGTTATAGGTATAGTTGAATTTGCAGAGCAGTATCTACTGGCCCCCGGCGATACATTATTCCCGCCTCAGAGAGCTATACTGCGCGCTCTCTATAATGAGCCCCTAGCAGGGGATGAGCTAGATATACTACAACGATGGGCTGAGCAAGATGTAACTACCTGGGTACCAGACCGCTCCTACGTTAACATGGTACTAGAGTGCGGGCGACGAGGAGGTAAGAGCGTGCTAGCGAGTATATGCGTGCTCTATGAATTCTATTGCCTTATCAACCTAGATAACCCAGCTAAGCACTATGGTCTACTGAGTGGGTCCCCTATAGCTATATTTGTTATAGCGCGAAGCGGGGCCCAGGTCAATGAGACGCTATTCGGCGCAATCAGGGGCTACGCTAGCCAGAGCGCGTACTTCAAGGGGCTAGTGAACAGTGGTCAGATAGAGATACTCACGCAGGAGATACGTTGCCCGGCTAAGAATATAGCCATCTACGCTAAACACACTAACTCGCAGTCTCTAGTAGGTTATTCTCTTAAGATGTTAGTTCTAGATGAGGCGGCCCGCTTCGAGTATAACGAGCTAGGGGAATCGAAGGCAGATGATATATGGAGTAACGTAGCTAAGGGGCTGAGTACCTTCGGTGATAAAGGTAAGAAGATAGCCATCAGTTCTGCTTGGGGTGAGGGGGACTACATACAGAATCTCTATAAGGTAGCGACACGCGATGCGCGCATGGTGGCATTCCGCCTACGCACCTGGGATATCAATCTACGGCCAGAGGTCAGTGAGTATAGCCTCAAGAATAGTGAGGACTACATACGCGATCCCGTGACAGCAGCTCTGGAGTATGAGGGCATACGCTCTAGTAGGCACGGCTCCTTCTTCCAGAAGGAGTATATAGAGGAGGCAGTTAAGGGTCTCTCTTGCCTGGATGCGCGCTCTATACCACTGGATATAACCAATGGGGATGATATACGCTATTACGTATCACTGCAGATAAATAGACTAGAGAGACTCAGTGAGGGCCGTTCCTATCTACACGTAGACTACGGGCTCAAGAAGGATAGTGCCGCTATTGCCTTCGTAAGGAGCTCTAAGCTAGAGGATGGTAGATGGGGTGTCATAGTAGATGGTCTATTAGTGTGGAAGCCCTATAGTGATAGAGATGATAGTGGGAGGGGTATACAGCGTATAGTCTCCTACCTAGATATAGAGGAGAAGTTAGTGCAGATATGTCAGGCCCGCAATATTAGTCTCTGCTCATTTGACTCGTACCAATCTCAGTCCACTATACAACGACTACACGCTCATGGCATACGCTCTACTGAGATGAGTACCACTAATACAGCGCAGCTGAGTTACTATAACCTAACGCGACAACTACTCAATGAGGGACGACTGATACTACCTCGCGATAGTACCTGGACGCATAGTCTGGTGGCCGAGATGGGCGGTATATTACAACTGGCTAGTGGTAAGATAACTCACAACGAGCGGGCCAGTGGTAAAGATATAATAGATGCTGTAGTCAACGCTATATTCAACTGCGTTAAGGAAGACAGCACTCTTATGGGATTCAGTATGAGTTCTAGTGGCATCAAGAGTATCAGTAGCAAGACACTCAAGAAGAATAGAGAACTAACTACAGCTCGCGGTAAGGGGTTACTATTAGCAGCGCGTAAGCGGCGGCCCTCAATCTAATCATGTCCACAATAGATAAGCTCACCTCATCCATGATGTATTAAAAGCTGTCCCCAGGCGCGCCATAACCATAATGAAATTATCTCCAGTTGTATTTAAGTTCCAGGAATTATTCAGCTCGTGGCGATACTACCTGTATATCACACCGCCGCGTTCTCTCCGTGGGGTCACGCCTGGCACCAGTCAGAGAATACATCTCCAGTCGACTATACCCCTACGTTTATTGCTGGCCCCCTGCGAGCCAGAGTATATACCGTTGGCCTACCCCCAATACAGCACGCCGCGAGCCAGCGAGGCATTCAGGCTAGAGAATGCCTATAAGATAGAGATCTGGAGATGGAGGCAACAATCTAAGGTACCAGGGCGTGTAGTCCAGGACTATCAGGAGTCATTAGTAGACACACGATACTGGTGGATAGGTATGTCTACCAGTCGCGAGCGTATAGAGGTAACACCAGTAAACAATATAATTAGTTTATTCGATTACCCCGATATACTAACAGGCATCGTTGTTAAAGATACACTGGGTGCTAATGTAGATTACACTGTCAAGGACCAGAGCACTAGCCGAGCAGAGCGCTTCAAGGCAGAGATAGAATTACCTAATAATGATCCCGTAGTAGTAGAATACGATACACCGGTAGTGCCGGTAGAGGTCTCCTATACAGATAATATAGAGGTCAATGGACAGTGGAATCGGATCTACTAAAACAAATAGAGGCGGCGGGTAAATACCCATCGGCTGGTGTTGGTTCACTAGAGGGCTCCTCTAGTCGATTCGGCGTGTCATCTCTCAGTGAGACTCAGCGTTTTCTAAGAGATGCGCGCCCGAATAGTCTAGAGGCGGCCTTGTTCTCACACAATAGGTTCCACTCAGATTTTACCCTAGAGTTATTACACGATACTTTTAATAAAGAGAGCTTCAGGGCAATAGGCCAAGAAAGACAGGATAAATTCTATCAGAGCATGAAGCCATATATAAAAATGGCAGAGGGTATATTTACCAATGAGATGGATTTATACGATGAGGTAGGTGGTACCGTCGTAGTCGACATGACTATATCTAAGAGAGAATCACAGGCATTAAAGGCAGCATCTAATAATTTAAATGTCATACCCTATACTGCTAATAAGGGCCAGGGTACTACACTGATGCACTCTAAGCTCGAGTTGATCACCAGAGAAGACGGTACTGATGTAGGTAGAGTACACACGGCTCCTTATATAACAGAGTACGGAACTAATGCCCTCGAGGTAGGAGCGGTAGTATCAGGTATCGCAGGAGCCGGCGCTATAATATCAGGCAGGGCCCCGCGACTAGGTATAGTAGGGGCTATAGCCGCCCCTCTACTCATGGGCGCTGGCGTAATGCTAAGGAATACTAATAGTAGTCTTCTTGACATAGGCTTTAAGTCTGATAAAAAGGATGTATTCTATGAAACCAGTAACCCTAAGTTTGTTACTGAACTCCGCACTTATATGCGTTCCCTAGCAGAGGGCAGGGAGCTAGATACTTCTCGCAATAGATTCATCTTAGGTGAATCAGAGGCTATATTAGCCATGACCCGCGACGCGCAGAAGGCTAATGGCATAGTGCTGAGCCCAGCAAGCTGGAGCCTAGCTCAAGCAAGAGATGATGATGGAAATATCATCAGTCGAGATAATAATTTAGATAGGACTCACTACGCCATACTAGAGAGCTTCGAGAACACTATAGTAGAACGGGCCTCCGACATACCAATATTAATGGCTACTAGTGGTCAGGTAGATTCCAGTATACGTAATCGTCTGCAGCAGGCCGGCGTTATAGTGGGCTCTAACGTAGGTACTCATTATAATAAACACCTATTTGAGAATATAGACGAGAAGGGCACCGATGTACTTTATATGGGCACTCGACGCTTCAGTGCTCAGCACAATAGGGAGATCATGATACGGTTGACTAGCGAGGACGACCCCGCTGCCTTCGCGTATTATAAGGGCATGTTATTGTCTGATAATAAGTTCAACGTCTCCGATATAGAGATGACGCAGATGGGGTATACCAATAAGTCATTTATACGTGCTACTACTGGTACTACTATATCTCAGCTACCCAGCTTCCTGGGGGCCTCTCATTTTTATGAGGTGGCTATCAATAACGCAGCCCGTGCTCGAGTAAGCGGACACCTAGACTGGAGAGAATCACTAGAGTCTTATACCAATAGGCCGGGCATAGCCACACAGAACTACCTAGCGCGCGCTGCGCTAAGTGGGACCCCCAGTACTGTGCCAGACCAGGTACGCGATTACGATAGAGCTCTATTATCGCCAGGCCTAGGCTCTCTCATTAATGAATACACTATCATGGCCGGCTTCGGCAGGCTATATAAGGATGAGGTGGGGGTTCTACCTAGTATAGCGGGGGCCTTCGGTGCAGTACTAGACAGAACACTGACATACTACGGCACGTTCTTCGACTACGACGAGACGCGCGATAGTATGGTACCGGTGGCTGGTGTATACGAGAATGCGCTTACATTTGCTAGTAGCTTTGTAATGACTACAGCGGCCAGTATGGGGCTATACTTCAGTGTAGGTATACCACTAGGTTACATAACTGCAGAACTAAATAAGTCGATGGTCCAGGGCACTATCGACAGCGCTGTACAGAAGACAGCAGGAAAAAGATATCCTCAGCACTTACCTATACTAGACATTGCCCCCGTCGATAATTTCGAGTTAGCTAAATACATGCAAGAAGTTCAGGGGCTTAGCGGAGGCACCCTCGACAACTATTACACTAATCGTATAAATACACTGCCTGCTCTCAATAACCTATTTTATAGAGAGAGGGGAGCCACCTTCTTCGAGTATATAACTAAGCCCTTCATACTAGATGTCATGAATCCCTATGAGAGAGGGAGTGCAGAGGACATTAAGTTAAGGCGCTCTGCGGATGCCTTCCATGATTCATTACGGCGCCCTATTGGTCTAGAAACCACTTTTGAAGAGAGGTATAACCCAGTCTCGGGTGAGATGGAGCCATTCCTAGTGTCGCTCAGGGCCACTAACATAGGCTTTGAGAGACAACGAGAATTAGCAATACTAATTGACGAGGTAGGGGCTAGTC